GTATTGGCATTGCTTAGACTGGTCTGAGATTGTCTGACTGCAATGCTATCTTGCAGCACAGGTCCACGACTTAAGCCAGCTCCGAACGATATAGAAGGTCTTGAGGGTTCGCTGTAGCGGCATCTGACGCCGTCGGGGTTAGAAAATTCGGTGCCACCACCCTCGACTTCATCGGAATAATTGAGGATATTGAGATCAGTTGCTCGCGCTGGTGCACTCAGCAGTAGAAACGCTATTGCCGCTTTTGATAAATATTGGCACAGCTTTCCAAGCTGAAACGCATCTGAAATCCGTTGCCGGGACCTGCGTTCCTGTCTGGCTGTGGTTCGTGGAAGGAGCATAGCTGGGAATACTTCTTAAGCCCAACCGGCAAAGTGACCGAGACTTTGCGTCCAGTCGGATTTGCAATCACCCTGCGAGGGAAATGTTTTACGTCTTTAATATAGAGCCAATCTTCGCGGGCTGGTTTGGGATTATCTGTCGTGCGAATGAAAAGCTGAACAGGCAACGGCCCCTCTTGATGACGGATCATTGCCTGTATGCGCCCGCGTTTAAAAAGGGTGTCGTTGGGTAAGACACCCGTGGACAGAGCGAACAGCAACCCGAGAGAAGGGAAAAACATGACATTTAAGAACTGCCATTAAGAAGATCAGAAACCTTCGCCTTCTTCGACGTACTGGGCGCAGGACAGCACAGAACTCATGCTGTAGGTGCCGGCGTAGAAGTTAGGGGCCGTACCTTCAGTCAGAGTCAGGGTCACGCCACCAGTGGTGGATGCGACGTTGCTGAAGAGAGTTCCAGACGCTGAGGCCACTTCAGAAGACTGAGTAACCAGAGGGCTAGAACCGTCAGTCAGGGCAACGGAGCCGCTGAGGTTGGCAGCGCTGTTGCTTTTGGTGATGTTCAGAGCCGACAGGGTGTAGTCGGTGTAGTCGTTCTGGTCATAGGACCAGGTGGACGACACGGTGGCCACGTTGTTGGTGGCGACCAAGGTCAAGGTGGCAGGAGTGGTGACGTTGCAGCTGTAGGGCACCGTCATTTCGCCTTCAATCGTGCCGGAGGTGGCAGCGAAGGCAGTTGTGGCTGGGATAGCAGCGGCAGCGACGGCTGCGGCTATCCCTAGGATGAGTTTGCGCATGGCATTGGTACTCCATGGGGACACCCCTATCTTGGCGCGGGACGTTAGGACTAGGCCGTGGCTAGCGACCCCCGTTGGTTGACCCGCAGCATCATTGCGGCAGTCTCCACGATTGCCGCACTTAGCGTTGGGTGGACAGCATCTTGCACCGCCGCTGGATTATGGGGGATGAGCTACGCGAAGGACGAGAGCTGCGACGACGCGGATCAGAGGGCGCTGCAGACGATGTTCAGCCTGCTGGCAACGCTCGTCAGCTTGCGGAGCAACCCACCGAACGACGGGGGCCCAACCCCCTGATCCCCCAAGAGTGGGGCACGGTAGCTAGTGCGCTGGTCACCGCCGCTGCCAGCGTATTGATCTACGCCATCGGCCAGATCGACAACATCGATAAACGGCTGGATTCGCTGGAGCAGGAAGCACGGATTCTGCTCGACGGTCAAGGTGGCATCAGACCCAGCAAAGAAGTCTTGCAGAACTTCTTCCATATCGAAGCGATCTTGAGACGCCTGGACCGTTTAGAGGGGCACAAGTAACTGCATTAGGTAAGGCTTAGACTGCGGTTGCAACCTTTACTGATCACATGGTCGATCAATTAAGGGGAGACGAGTCCGTGGCCGTCGATGCGCAGTCCGTGGCTGGCATCACCCCTGATCAGCTGAATCAGCCGCAACCACCAACGCAAGACGGCGATGCTGACTTGCTGAAGCAAAAGCTGGCTCTCGCCAACCGCCACGCCAAAGAGGCGGAGCGCAAGGCAAGTGAGCAGGCCCGTCGCACTGAAGAGCTGGAACAACAGCTCAAGGCGCTGTCGGAGCAGATTCAGCAGACCAACACTGCTTCTCTCCAGGAGCAGGGGCAGTACAAGGAACTGTGGGAGCAAGCGCAAAAGTCGATTGCTCAGCTCAAGCAAGAGGTCAAGGAAGCTCAGTCCGCCAAAGAGTCCGTGGCTCAGGAGGTGGAACGCGAGCGACTGAAGAACCAAGCAATGGCGGTCATTGATCAGGCCGGTGCTCTGTCACCAGACCAGATGTATGACCTGCTGCAGGTGAAGCACGGGTTGAGGCGTGGCGAAGAAGGCCAGGTTGAGGTTGTTGTCGGGGGCGCCAGCATCCCTCTCGCTGATCACCTTCAGAACCTACGCAACGCAAACTCGGGCTACCAACATCACTTTGGCGCCAGTGGCGCTCAGGGTATGGGAGCCGCCGCTTCGGCTGCATCCGTTGCACCTGGCATGAGCAACCCGTTCCGCAAGGAGACCTACAACTTCACGCAGCAACTGATGCTGAAGCAACAGAATCCTGAACTTGCCGCTGCACTTGAGAAAGAAGCAGCCAGAGGTTGACACGGCAACTCTGCTAACGAACCATGGCTAGTCCATTTTCTAACTACGGGGGTTTTACAACCCCTACCCCGATTGCGGTCGGCACTCGGGCTACTCCTCCTGCCGCCAACTGGGGCAGCACCTTCCTGGGCGACCTGTTCCAGCGTCCCGACTTCAAGTCGGCGATTCTGGAAGAGTACATGTACCGCAACGCCTTCCAGGCAAGCGGTGTCATTGCTCGCAACACGGCAATGGATGGCCGCGAAGGCGCAGTGGTCACCACCATGCCCTTCTTCCAGCCCTTCGAGGCGTTTGAGGAAGCGATCGACTCGAACGCTACTTGGGGCGCTTCTGGTAAGGGATACCTGACTCCTCAGAAGATCAACTCGGCGCAATTCCGCGTGCCCTTTGTGCATCGTGGTTTTGCGGCGGCTGTTGATGACCTGTCCCAGATGGGTTCCGGAGAGGACCCAATGTCCGCCATTCGCAGCTACATCGCTGCGAACATGAACAAGTTCCGCAACGACTACCTGTTTGCGTTGCTGGACGGCATGTTCAAAACTGGTGGCCCTCTCGCCACTCAGGTTCTGGACGTGACCGCCGCCACTGGTACTGGCTCTGCCGCTACTGGTGCCGCTAACCACCTCAACGCTGGTGTGGTTGTGGGCCTGCAAAACCTTCTGGGGGAGCGCGGCTCTGACCTGACCACCATCGCGATGCACTCTGCAGTGCGTAACGAGCTGGTTCGCATGGGTATGTTGACCTTCAGCTCACCTGCAAACCTCACCGCAGCTTCCAATGTGGAGTGGGGTGGGGGTGGCGTTGGGGTGACCCAATCCGCCGTTGAATCGTTCGCAGGATTGCGCATAGTTGTTGACGATCGCCTTGCTGGTGTTGACGCCGCTGGTGCTGCATCTGGCGACGCCAAGCAGTATCCCGTGTACGCATTCGGCCCTGGCGCTGTTCAGGAAGGCATCCAGCAAGATTTCAGGCTGGAAGCCGATCGGAACATTCTCTCTAAGCAGGATGTAATCTCCACTGATTGGCATTTTGCAATGGGGATTCCTGGCATCGATTGGAAAGGTACCCCCGCTGGCACCTATCCCACTAATGCCGAGATTGCCACTGCTGCCAACTGGGAACTTAAGTGGGAATCTGTTCAGAAGGTGCCCATTGTTAAGGCCGTAGTCAACACTCCTTACGGGGCAAATAAGCCTTAGAAGGGGCATTTGACAACCTACACTGGAGGGGCCACCACCCCTCCTTTTTTATGGTTGGCGCCCGAACTGCCCACCTAGACTGACCTCATCACCCCGACGCCTCGGCCCGTGATTGACCTCGTACGCCTTCATACATACAAAGCAGGCGAGTTCCTGCTGGTTGATGTGCCCCTCAAGGAGGCGCGGCACAAGGCGGAAGAGTTACGCCGCGAAGGTCGAGTCATCACCCACACTGAGCGAGTCTGATGGCATTGCCAGTTGTCACTATCCCCGACGCCGACGCTTACTTCGTGAACACACCACGAGATAGCGAATGGTCCGCGCTTGGCCCTCACCACCAGATCTGGCTCAACGAGTCGCAGCGATACCTCGGCCAACTGTGCTTTGACCAGAACGCCGACTGCTGCGGCAAAGCGTTCACCGACGCATGGACTGCTGCCGTCTCTGAGCTGTCGCTTGCGCTGAGCAAGGACCCCAACGCCATCCTGGGCAGCGGCGGGGCCGCTGGTGCCACGGGGCTGGTGAAACGTCAGAAACTTGGTGATCTGGAGGTGGAGTACGACAACTTTCAGGGGCAGACCGCCGTCAGCGAACGCTATGGCCCGAAGGCACCCAAGGTGCTGCAGGCATTCCCTTGGCTCGGTGACTTCCTGGGTTGCTGGCTGCTCACACCCACGGGCAACTCCCGGCTGGTGTACCGGAGGCGTTCATGAGCAAGATCGACACCGTATTCGGTCCCATCCCCGGCCCACTGATTCAGGAGTGGGGGCAGGCCGTCACGTTCATCAAGGTGGACGGGCCAGGCGGCTACGACCCCAACACTGGCGAGATCACCACAGCCGAGACCCGCATGGCGGTGAAGGCCGTGATCACGAAGGTGCATCCCGAGGAATACAACGGGGTGGCGCAGTCCACTGACCTGAAGATCCTGATCGACCCTGCTCAGTTGGGTGGGCACTACATCACCACGTCAGATCAGTGGGAGTTCCCGGAGGCGGGCACGACCCGCACGGCGAAGGTGGTGGATGTGAGCACCTACCGCGGGGACGGGCCGGTGTTCTTCGTTTGTTTAGCGAGGCCGCAGTGATGGCAAAGCAACTAAGCGATCTGGCAAAGGATCTCCGCGCCGGCTTGGAGCTGGGACTGGAGAAGGCCACCCACGATCTGGTGATGGATATGAAGGACATCGGCCCGTATTGGACCGGCGAGTTCGAGGCAGCGTGGGAGGTGGTGCCAGGCCAACAGCTCCGCCAGTCCACGAAGGTGGAGGGGCCCGTGGACTTCGATGGGCCAGACGCACGACAGCTAACGCCGGTATCGGTGCCGATGACCACGCTCGAAGAGGGGTACACGATCTACAACGAGATGGAGTACGCCGATAAGGCGATGGACATCGAGCCTGGTCCCGATGGTGTGTACCGCGGGGAGCGGCCACGCGAAACCTCGAAGACCGGCCGCGACTGGTTTGAGCGGTACATCTTGGGCGGTGAGTCGAGCAAGACGTTGGGAGCTGGTATGAAACAGGGCATGGGCCTGGCAGGTTTCCGATGAGCTACCAGAAAGTCCGCGCTTACTTCGAGCTGCCGGTGATTGCGGCGCTGCAGGCCATGACCCCGCCAGTGCCGGTGTATGTGGACAACCAGCCGATCACCGACACCGACGCCGCGAAGGAACACGCGCGCATCCGCCTGGACTTCGGCCAAACGATCGAGGCGGCGCTGCTGGAGAACTTCGAGCGGCTGCGCGGCAGCCTGGTGGTCGAGTGCTACACCGCCAAGAACAAAGGGCCAGCGCGGGCGCAGCTGATGATCACCGAAGCGATCAGGGCGCTGAACGGACTGCATACCTGCGCAGGTAAGGCACCGGCTGAGGTGAACGGGCGAGTGAGGGAGATGTCGGGGCCGAGCTTCTACGCCATGGACAACGCACCGTTCTTCGTAGCGCGGGTGGGCTGCGGCTTCGACGCTTCTTACACTTGAGCTAAGCCTGGGCCCCCACAGGTAAGACGCCCCCACCTGCTGTTTCGCCACCCTTAATCAGGGGCTGGACCCATAGCAATCTCCTGTTCTCAAAGTGTGCTGACCGGCGTTGACGGCAGCATCCAATTCACACCTGCCGGCACCGAGTTCTGCCTGCACGACTTCACCGACTTCCCCGCCGGCACCTCGATCACCGTTCCCACGGGTCACGAGTATCGCGTGGGCGATCAGGTGAAGTTCAAGGCCGAAGGCACCGCCAAACTGGACACCGCGATCACCGCCGGCACCGCTTACACCATTACTGCGGTGACCCCGACCAGCATCACGCTCGATGGCATCACCCTTGCTGGTGACGGTGGCACAGGCTCGGCGGACACCGCCGGCGCTGCGAACCACATCAACATCGACTTCGCTGATTTTCTCTCTGTTTGTCAAGTAAAGGGCTTCAGCCTCTCATTGACACGCGAGAGCATTGATACAACCGTACTGCCCTGTGGGCGGAAAGCGGGTAACGCCAAGATGGCGCCCTTTCGCACCAGCCAATCGGGCTACGCCTCTGGCGAAGGTTCGATGCAGGTGCAGTTCACCGACGACCAGACCAGCCTGGCCAACCGCCTACTGGCTAACTCGATGCTCGCCAACCAAGGCGGCGCCGAGGTTCGTCTGTTCGTGTCTACCAAGTACGACGCAACCGGCGCGGTGGACACAACAAACAGCCTTTACGTCGAGGGTCCGATCTCGATCCAAGGCTTCAGCCTGAGTGTCTCCCCCGAGGAGGCCATCGTGGCCGACCTGCAGTTCAGCTTCTCCGGCCAGCCCACCAAGATTCTGGGCTTCTGATCCAACTGGGTCGGATTATTCGCCCCGCTCCGGCGGGGCTTTTTTATGGAGCTAGGTAGTATGGAGCTAGTTACATCACATGTATGCCATTGGCAATGCGTGCCATCGACCGTCTGAAGAGCGCCGCGAATCTGGTTCCCACCAAGCGCACGGTTCTTCTGAACAACGGCGATGAGTTTGAGTTCTTTTGCAAGCCGCTGACGATGGCGGAGCGGGAGAAGGCTCAGCGCGAAACCAAGAGCGACGACGCCGGCCAGTTTGCGTTGCAGCTGCTGGTGAACAAAGCGATGGATGAGGCAGGCCAACGCCTGTTCACTCCTGGCGACATCGCTGATTTGAAGAACGCTGTGCGGGATGAAGACCTGCAGCAGCTGATGCTGTCGATCCTCAAGACCGACGAGGAGGAGGAACAGCCCGTCGAGATCAAAAGCGCTCGC